CTTAAATGGGATAATTTTTATCTGGCGTAGAGGAGCGCATTTAAGATTTGTTGCATTTTGTATTTCAACTAACCCCCAGTCACTAAGAAGAGTGGTGATAGTATTTCTGCGCTCTACATCGTTCAATTCTAGATTGGCTTTCTTACCATCTAACATAAACAATTCTTTGAAGTGAACGATAAAGTATCGTCCTTGTTTATGTAGTATATGGCATGATTGAAATAATTTTTTATCTTTACGAGAAGCAACTCCAATGCGAGTTAAAGTCTCTCTAACCTTCAGAAAGTCATCTGGTTCGTTTAAGACTACCTCGAGCATATCCTGAGGTTGCCATTCTACTATGTTATTTTCTTCCACCTTTACTCACCTTCTGCTTTATAATTTTTATTTGTTCAGGTGATAGAAGGGACAATACTTGCTTAGCTTTATCATTACTGTAACCATAGTATTGCTTAACCACTTCAATATCACTCTCAGTTTCTGGTTTCATCCATTTCGAAAATCTTTTTCGTTTACGTATGATATTTATAAGAAAGTGATATTGAAGCTTATTGTCAAGATGATGGTAACGGTTTACGACATTAGCAGCAGCAACGCTGTCAGGAAAATAACTAAGACTCCTATTAATAAGAAAACTATTATACCCTCTTTCAGCATGATCATCCTCCATTATGTCTTGCTTCGTATAGTTAATAGTATTTAGGTATTCAAAGGGATTCATTAGTTAAACTCTACATTAGCCATTATCTCAGTCATACAAGCAACAGTATTAAGTTCGTGATCAGCCACGAAAGCATCTTTATACTGATAGTCTGCAAGAATGAGAACGAGTTGCGGGATACTATTAGGACTAACATGCTCATGCATATTATCGTATAGACCTCTAAAGATAGCAACAGTATCAATATCCATACTCTCTACTACCCACTTACGCATAGCTTTAAAGTTCTTAGCTTTAAGATGAGTACATAGAGTAGCGAACATATCAGAGTTACTACTACCAGGTACAGAATCAACATTACCACTAATCCCTAGCTTCTGACATTCGTTTAATACTCGTCTCCAATCAGGAGCATGCTTCATAATAATATCAGCAAGACCTTGACTAGTAAACGATACTTCTTCTTTATACAGAATATCAGCTGCACGATCCATAAACTGACCGCACAGGCCAACTAAGTCTTTCTTAGTAGTATTGAATTCATATACCCCACAACGAGAGTGAAGAGGTTCAATGATACGGTTTTTAAAGTTACAAGTAAGAATAAACCGACAGTTATTAGAGAACTCTTCGATAAAGCCACGTAAGGCTGGTTGCGTAGATTGAGGGTTAAGATAGTCGGCCTCGTCAAGGATAACGACTTTATATCCTCCAGATAGAGATACAGAAGAAGCAAACTGTTTAATCTTACCTCGTAAGGTATCGATATTACCTTCTTCCGATCCGTTTATTATAATATAATCAACACCAAGTTGCTTGCACATAGCTTTAGCAACAGTAGTCTTGCCCAAGCCAGCAGTACCAGAGAACAACATATTAGGTAGTTCTCCAGTATCTACTATAGCTTGTAGAGTAGTTTTTAGCTGCTCAGGTAAGATAGTATCCTCAATAGTCTGAGGACGGTACTTCTCTACCCATAGAAAATCATTCGACATATTAACCTCATTATAAAAAAATAGTATAGCTCACTTAGGTTAAGACATCAAGTTATGATTCCGCTGCTACCTCTTGTTGATGAGTTTCTGCTAGTTGAATAATCTGAAGTGATTGATCTCGAAGCTGACCAATAGTAGAGAGTTCTTCTCCTTTAAACGCGCCTCGTTGAGTCAATGCATCTACAACTGCTACAGTGCTTCGAGCAACTCGGTTGGATAGGTCGTAAATTTCTGAATGATCTTGTTTAGTTTCTTCTTTAGCCATCTTAATCTCCATAAGTTGATAGCTTCTCTAGAGCAACCCAATACTTAACGTCATGGTTAACACTAGAAAATTGTGATATAAGTTTAGATGATATATCTACTTGGTAGTCGTCAGTTATCATCTTAAGGTTGTTAATATTCAATACAAATCTAAAGTCTTCGGTATTATACTCTCCTTCTACCATAATCGAATATGTATTAGCAGTAGTATTCTCAGGATCGACAACGGTTAGTTTAACCGATCCATTATCAGGTTCAATCACCATCTGGCTATGACCGAAGATACTAGCCGCTTTCTTGAGACCATTCAGCGTAGCTTGCTCAAGAGTAAATGATACATCTGCTTGAGGCATATCAATAGGCTTCTGAGGAGTAGTAAGCATCTCTGGGTCAGCATAATAATACTTAACCATGGCACGACCAGCATTGCCTCCTACTATCATATAATTATCTTTAAACTTAACAGAAGGATTATCTACCAGGTCAAGTACTGATAGAAAGTTCTGCAAGTCATAGATACCTACTTGCTTATCGAACTCTTCTGTTACAGTAGCCTCACTAAGAACGTTCTTAGCTTCAGCAATTGTCATAATCTTGTTACCAGGTTGGATAACAACATTACTGTTTATACTGGCAAAGTTTTGTAGAATCTTTACCGTTGATGCACTTATTTCCATTATGTAATCCTACTAAAGTTTTTATCTTTTACTATTTCTAGTTTGTTTTCGAACTTATCATCTAGTAACTCTCGCTTGTGAGAGATAATGAATATGTTCGTTTCATCTCCTAAAGTATAGATGATCTTCATAAGATTATCCACACCTTCGTGATCCAAAGACGAGTCAAAAGTCTCGTCAAGTATAAGAAGATTAGTTGCAACACTATTCTTCATCTTAGCTATCATCCTCCAAGTAAACAATAACGCTAGATCTATACGTTGCTTCTCACCTTCAGAGAACGAATCGTATGAGAATGCATCTCTGAATCGCGATCTGATAGTCTCTTGGAATGCTTCGTCTAAGTTAAACGAAACATAGAAGTCTAATATCTCTAAGTACTGATTACACAGCTGATTAATAACAGGTAAGTACTGCTTAACGATCTTAGTCTTAATACCAGTATCCTTAAGCATTGTACTCATAATAACATTATAGTTTAATTGCTCACTAAGTGCAAGCTTTTCTTCGATTAAGTTATTACCTGTAAATATAAGATCATCTAACTCCTCTACAGCCTGTTCCATATCTACATTACTATCTAACTTACCTATCTCTTCTTGGGTGCGATCAATAGAAGACTGAAACTGAGCAATAGATTTATTATTAGCTGCTAGTTCACTTTGATGCGTTCTACATATATCAATAATGTTTAATGCAGAGGATAGAGCTTCTTGAGCTTCTCGTAGTCCTTCATCTGCTTTATTAATTCCCGCTTGAAGTTCCTTCGCTCGGCTTTTA